GGTTTAAATAAATTCGTATAAGTTAAGACGTATCTATAAATCGTCACACGCCTATGGCATATTTGGCCAGCTAACGGAGAAACCCCATGCTTACCTTCAGATTCAACTACCTTCTTACCCCAGCAGCCCCCATTAAGGAGACCAGACCCATGACTTGGAATTACCGCGTTATCATGATCCCAGCCGAAGACGATGTCCTGTTCTCGTCCGACGTTTTCGTCATCCGTGAAGTCTTCTACGACAGCGAAGGCGACATCGAGTTCTGGTCAGAGGAAGACGCCAGCGCCATTGGCGACAGCTTCGAAGAGCTCTGCGAGGACTACGACAACATGACAGAGGCATTCAACAAGCCCATTCTGGTGCTTGTAAAGGGCGAGGACGGCGAAGACGAGCTTGTCGAGCTTGACGATAGCGAAGACGAGGAATAAGAACTCCCCGGCACGTTCCTGCCCAGCACACTACCGGGGAGGGCATGAGTTTTTCGGGGCATCGTCTAAGCAAGTTCCTGCACCTACTGGCAGGCGATGTGGGTTCAACCCCAATGCTCCGATACAAAGATGAGGGCCGCAACTTGTAAGGATTGTTTACAAGTTGGCCTTCGGACTAGTCGGCCATGTCTGGTTTGTGTTCTGGCTTGGTCAAGCGGCTGTACGTCCGTATTGGAAGTTAATACAATGCTGCTATGCTGCACGGGGGCATGGCTTAAGACAATGGCAGCGCACCAGTATGCGCCACCATAGCCCGTGCCCCATAAAACTAAGGGGCCATCGTTAAATGGCCCCCTAGACAGTTTGGTCGGTTTCACCAGTTACATAACAACACCCATTCCCAGTTCTGGAACCGACCCTTGTAGCGCCTTCAACGCTTGCCCGTTACTGTCGCGGCTGCAGGGAACACCACTGGGGTGGGTATCTCTTAAAGAACGTGCCCGGCGTTCATTGCCCCACGGAAGGCGATAAGCGCATCCATCCTGACGCGGTTGCCTTCCTTGAGCCTGCCGTCGTAGCAGAAGGCGAACTGGCGTCCGCGCTCGTACTGCCACACCGTTTTGTAATCAAAGCCGTCAGCGGCCAGCGGGAGGCCTTTCTTGGCCTCCTCATACCCCTTGCGGAACGCGGCATTAGTGATGATGCTGCGGAGGGTGACAGTACGTGTTTTTGCGTTTGCCATGATCAGTACCCCATCTCGATGGTAAATGCGTCGTATTCGGCCTCTACTTGTTCCAGCTTGGCTTGAAGTTCACGACGCTCATTGGTCATGTTGTTGAGAACGAACTGGGTCACCTTCAACTCGGTATAAATCCGCTGTGCGCCGTCGATCCAGCCTGCGGCCCAGTCGCTATGATACTCATGGTAGGCGGGGTAAGGGTTGCTTTCATACAGTTCGCCGGTACGGGCTGCGTAGGATCCTTCGGCGTAGCAAGTCTTTTCATCTTCGGTCATGATCAACCCCAATCCTTAAAATCTTCTTGTTGCAGATAGCCTTCACGATATGCGGCGTATTCTGGTGTGCCTGCCTCGATAGGGATCCGTTTGGAGCCTTCTAAATAATGCGGATTGAAATCCCGACGATAATAAGCGTCTGCCGATCCGCGATCATATGGTCCGCCGTGGCGTTGGTCGTAATTCATTTTAAATCTCCATGTGGTGGGGGTGGGAGGGGGCCGAAGCCCCTTATTTGCAATGTTCTGCGATGTAGGCATAAGCGCCCATCTGTGTGTTGAAGGTTGGTGCGTTCCAAGCGAAGTCCCATTCGGTTTGGGTGCCTTGATTGGTCTTAACTTCAATGCGGAAGCCATACTGGTCTTGGTACACATAAAACACATTTTGCATCTTCATTCTCCATCTTGGGGGACACCGTGTCCCGCCTGATCTTTATTGCATACCGCCAAACCCATGTCAAACAAAAAAATGCACGACCATGATAAAAAAATAGGGCCACCCGCAGATGGCCCCAAGTCTTAGGAGGAAGCTGACGCTACCATACGCTTGATGATCTTATCAAGCTTCTTCACACGCGCCAGGTATCCGCGCTGCTGGGCCAGAGCCTGTGCCCGTACCAGCTCCAGTAATGTTGGCTGTTTCATCACCAATCCTCCGTCAGTTTAATACGAATGATCTCATGCTTTGTCTGGAGATATGAATTGAGAAGCATGATGTCATACCTTTGGCGGTCGTTCTCTTCTCGCAGGTGGTTTATCCGATCCCGCAGAATCCCAGCATCGTGGCCGCTAATCTCAAAATACAAATCCCGCTTGGCGCAGTCATCCAGATCCGCCAGCCACCTATCCAATGTCCAGTTTTCCATTACCCAATCTCCGCCAATTTGCTTATGAGGGGTCGGAAGAACATGAAGGTAAACAAAACCCCCAAAAACACAAACCCATTATCCGCTGCCGCCCCAAAGCATAGCGAGGCTAATAACATGAAGATGTAGTGCCAACGTAACATAAACATCACTCACCCTCCTTCAGTGCCTTTTCAGCAAGACCAACCGCCATCGCCAGAACGGTCCATGTAACGCCTTCGTTAGAAGTTTGAGGTACTGGGATGTCTTCATGTTCAATGTCTGCGATCTGCTGCAATACACCGCGTAACCGTTCAATCGTATTAGCGGCTTCATCAAAGATGTCATTGTTACCCCAACCAACAGATAACCAATTGGCGGCGCGTTTCCGCAATCGTTCAACAATATCCATCACTTCACTTTCCCCGCTGCTGTGCGAATGCTGCGATAAACGCCGCCGCATATAAACCCAAAAGCCCATGCCATTACGTTAATTTCCCACGGTTCCATCACTCACCCTCCTTCAGCGCGGCACGGGCAATTTCAATACAATCGTAAGGCTCGTAATCTGTTTCGTGCGCCAATATTTCTTTCAACGCTTCCCGCAACCGTTCAATTTCGGCGACTTTCTTACCGATCAAATCCCACCACCAACCTTCAGACGCGCTATGGTCAAGTGCTTGCGTTTGATTTTGTTTCCGCAACCGTTCAATCTCGTCGGCGGCATCAGACATGACTTGTTCTGGTTGTGAATAAAGGTCAGCAACAGATTTTGGGGCAAAGAACCGCAACCGTTTAACAATGTCCATCACTTTTTCTCCACTAGTGCTTTACGGGCTAATTTAATTGTGTGTGTTGTTTCTGGATTACCAAGATGGTTAATGTGCATGTATTCACATTTTTCATTTACCATTTCCCGTAACGCCTCCCGCAGCCGTTCAATCTCAATTTTGGCATCCGAAGCCAATCGTGCGTATTCTGGAATTATTGGTAGCATTAACCGTTCAACAATATCCATCACTCATTTTCCTTCGGTTTAAGCGCATCTAATGCCACCCTTGCCATCATGATTAAGCATTCAAGATATTGCTTATTCTCTTCCCGCAGCCGTTCAATCTCATTGGCGGCTTCATTTGGCCGATCTTTTGGCCGATCTTTTGCGGCCTCCCGTAGTCGTTCAATCTCTTGTTTATATTCAGTTAGCTGGCATTCTTCACGGCAAATAGTACGGCCTTCTGTTTTTGGTATTGGCGGCATAAAACCCATATCACTTGTCCAAACCGTTTCTTTTTCTTTATCCATCACCACTGCACCTCCCCATTGACGATGATATGCTCGTACCACCGGTCGCCATCCTCGTTTTCCCATAACGCCCAGACGTTGTTTGGTTCATATTCATATCTGATCAGTGTCATCTTTTTTATCCCAACTAAATTTTGGCAGGGTCACCTTCGGCTTAACGGAAGCCAGATCCCCTCGGATGCTGGCTTCTCGTTTGGCTTGGTTTGACGAAACCAGACGCACCCTGCTGCTTGGATCAATACCGCCGACGCTTGCGCCGCTATGGTTGCGCGGACCGCGCTTGCCAATGGCCATCACATATACAGGCTATGGTCAATAGCCTTCTCCGCTGGTCCGTCGTGAAGGGCCATGTGATCATTGACGTTGTCGAACGGATAACGCCGCATCTCGACGATGTCGTGGTCCTCATCACGGGTCTTCTTTAGGAAGTTGACGTGGAACCGAGCCGCCATAAACGATTCGGTCGTAGCCACGATGTGGTCGATGCTCTTGCCTGCTGGTACGATGTAAAACATTTGTTATATCTCCATTTAGTGAACAGGGATGTTGTCTCACGAATCATTTATCGTGTCAAACATATTTTTATACATCTCTTCGACAGTCCATTCGTCTTCAAATTCGCCGATCCCGTCCGGGTCCACCAGAACGCCATCAGGGAACGTAAGCGCCAAGCGTTTATGCCTTTCCTTCCTATGCTGGCGGCGGAAGGCCTGATAGGCCTCCTGCTCTGTCAGGCCGTATTCCTCACCAATCGAGCGGTATGTACGGGCATTGTACATACGCTCGATGTAGATTTGCTGGTCGTTCATTGCTCTGGCCCCGCCTCGCTCTTGTCCTCGGCGATCTGGCCATAGAACGTCATTGCGGCCTGCATACGCGCCGGAGCATCGAGCTGGGACATGACATTGGCGACAAAGGTAGACGTCAGGTGCAGCACGGTGCCCACCGTCAGGCCATCCATGGCCTTGGCCATCGCGTCATAGGCCTTGATATGCTTCTCTTGGGTCTTCTTCTTCATGTGCTCGTTTAGGTCTAGGGTCATGATATCTTTCCTTCTTCACAGTCAACTTCAATTTTTACGCAAGCAACGCAATGCGACATGGCACTTTTATCAGCTTCTTCTTTGGTTTCAAAAAAGTCATCACAGAGGGGGTCAAAATACACATTAAGCCAATATGACTTTTTGTTGGGTGGATTCGCTTCAATGAGGTCAGAAGCAGATGAAGGTGAACCATCATAAACTCCACCGCATATAAATTTCCCATCTTTTGCCCAACACATTGCCCACCAACCATCTTCCACAAGAATGGCTCCATGAACTGCCCAAATACTATTCCCATCCGTTGCATAAATCCGTACTTCACGACCATCGCGTGTGCGGTACTTCTTATTCTTGTCGATCATTTTAATACCTCATAAAGTTTTGATGATTTTTTGCCAGACTGCGTGGGCATAAACTCGCCTGTCCACTTCAGCATCTCGTTATCGACGAAGAATTTAAACAACTTCGCCCACATATTAGCCTTTGGTGGTGGGCCCACAAATAACTGCAACATAATGCGGATTGATTCGCCTGTTGCAGCAACGCCCACCATTTCCCGTGCCCATTCGTCGTATTGCTTCTGGGCCTTCAAATACCAGCTATCATCGCTCATTTAAACTTTCCTGTAGCGTTTGATTTTGATCTTTTTACGTGGGTGTATGCTTTCTTCAACGACTAAATATCCCTTGTCTGCAAGCTTCTTCAGCCCCTTTTCAATATCCTCCTTCTTGTATGTCCTAAGTTTGTTGACCAAAACCCCAAAGGTCTCGCCTTCGCGGTCAATCAAGTTAACCAGCCGTGACAGCAGCGCGTCCTCCGGCGCTTCCTTTTGGCGGTCGTTTCCGATCACCATACGGGCCTTGGTCTCGATGTCATTCTTCACCATCGCATAGGCCCAGCGAACGTGCTCAACCGTGCGCAGACCTTCCGGTGCCGCTAGGATGAACGATATCTTTGCCACAAGCTCCTTGCCGCGCAGGTACAGGGCCTCCAGCCCATTACGCTCCGAGGCGTCCTCGGCCAGATTATGCAGCGCCTCGCTGGAGCGTTCCAGAAGGGCCACGGCGTCATCCGTCGAGGGCACCGCTACCTTGGAGCCGTAATTCTCGATGCGGCCTTCTGGCATCATGCTAAAGGATCCTGCAGATGCGATCTGCTGCAGGGTTGCCTTCATCTCATCTGGCATCGGGCGCTTCTTGAACCGCTTCTTCTCGTAGGGCACCGACTTGGTCTCAATGAACAACAACGACCGACCGATGAAACCGTTTGTGGCGTTCTCGAAGTTGACCGTCGAATCAAAGTTTGTGTTGGTCGTAAACCCGATCATCGACAGGAAGGGATTGCGAATGCCGTCCTCGATGAACTTCAAGGCCTGCTCCAGCTGGACACGCCTAGCTTCCTTGATCTTGTCAGGAGCGTCATCGAGCTGCCGGTCGATCTGGGTGATCTCGGCCAGCAACTGCTTGCGAATTTCCTTGCGCACATCGCCGCTGACCATCAGCGAACTATTGCCCTTGGAATAAACGGACATCAGAATGCCGATGATGCCTTCGAGGTAGTTTGCACCGCCCTTGGTTTGCGCCGACTTGATCTTGGTAAACAGGTAGCCGATCTCGTCGATCAGGTAGAACGTGGGCTGGTGCTCAACGAGGTTGCGGACCATTTCCTGCTCTGACTTGATCGCGCCGTAGCAGGCCTTCTTCAGACCCACAGCCGTCATGATCTCGCCCACGCCATCAAGGACGCTGTCCTTGCCGGTGCCCGACGCCGCAACGCAGAACCCGATCAGGTTCGACGTCACGCTGCCGATTGGGTCGTTATACTTTAGGCCAATAATGTTGCCCATTGCGATTAAGGCACCGCCGACTGATAGGTTCTCGCGCTTATAGCGAACCTGATCCTCGATCCATTCAGCTACCTCGCCGACGAAGCCCGGTGGGCGACGCAGATCAATGCCGCTGATGTCGATCTCGTCCTGCTCTACCTCTTCAATGACCTCATTCGTCGAGAACTCTACGGGCCACTTCCAGCCACCCTCTTCAGCATAATATACGAGGGTTCCAAAGGTAACGGGGTTGGTTGATTTTCCAAAGCTGTGCCACTTCTTGGCCATATCTGCGGGATCATGTTTGCTGGATGTGCTGGACCAAGCCTCCCAGAGGTCGTAGGCCGTACCAGCGGAAGAGTGGTGCAATGCCATGCCGATCTTAATCCAGACATCGTAGTCGAGGTCTGTGTTGTTGATGTGCGAGAGCATGTCCCCAAGCTGGTTGTACGATACATCAACGGTCTTGCTTTCAAAGGTTGCACGGTGACGTTCTGGCTTCTTCAGCAGGTCAATCAGACCCGCTGGGGCGTCATCAATGTCACTGGGCGAACCAATGGCGATTTTGTAGCGATTGCCACTGGCATGCAGCGACCCCGGTCCGACGACATAGCCGGATGATTTGAAGTCATTGCCTTTGTATTCGTCCAAATGCTGCACAAGCGCAGCACTTTCGGGATATTTAAAATACAAATGCTTCGATCCACCGCCGGACCCTGTTTCAACGATTAATCCTGCGCCGGTTATAGATGGAATTTTTTGAATAAGCCTTTCGTATGCTTCTACACCCTTATTACGGGCGTCAACATCAACTACGAGCAGGTCTTTGCATAAAATGCCATAACCCGAATCAAACTGACCAGCTTCTTCCATCGAATCAAACTGCTCTTCCGACCAGTGCGGGGTGTGTTGCCATCCATTCGCAAGAGGATGCTTTCCGACAGCTTTGCAGCTTCGATTATTGCACCCGCATGAACCATCTTTGTTTATCTTATGAAGACCAAAAACTTTATAACCGGCCTCCCAAAACTTCCTATATTCTTTCATATCAAAAACCCACCTTACTAGATTTTGCTAAGTTTTCTTCAGCCCATAATGGTTGCAAGTTACTCAATGAATTGATTATTTTTGGGTCATCAATGCCATTATCCAAAAAGTGTTTGATCGGTACTATGTGATCAATATGCCACTTCCCACGATTCTCCCAAGACATTCCATCTTTGAATTTTTTCTCAATGTGATCTCTTAAATCTTCTTTTGTATAACCCAGCATATTCGAAGTTCTATCCGATCTGTTTATAAGGCATCTATTTATGCACTTCCTCATAAATCCAATGGACGAACCGATAGCTGTCTTTCTGTATGATCTTGTCCATTCGGTAATGTATTTTTTTCTCTTTTCAGAGTTTGGATTTTTTTTCCGCATTTCAGCAAAATAATCTTTTTTAAGATTATAGTACTTTCTAGCGTATTCTTTTTTTCTTTCTTCTTTTTCTGTAGATGTTGTTATAATAATAGGAACTCTAGGTGTTTTTTTATTTTTAATTTTGTATAATCTTCTTTTTTCTTTTGAAATAGGCGTTCTAGAAATCTCCAAAGATGATAGACGAGCGCATTCACAACACCTTGCGCTCATCGTATATCTAACGGAAACATGACCATATTTGCACGGAATTCCCGTAAAATAATACTTTGATTCCGTTTCTTTGGCATGTTTTGGAGTTGAGGGAACCATTTTCAATCACCAACCCAATTCATATCACGGTTGCCATTTTGTAGATAATCAGACAGCAAGCGAATTGTTTCATATTTTGGCTCTGTATCACCATCCAGAACGCCCTTGATAGTTGGATAAGAAAGTCCGACAGCTTCAGCTACCACCCTAAGGCGGCGATCCTTTAAAGCAATTCGAACCTCCTCGATTGTCATAATTTGCTTCTTTTCCATAAACTTCTCTTTCCCATGTTTAAACTCGACTTGACATTCACACAACCTGCTGTCATTTGTCAACACGTTGAAACAGAGGAGATATGCCAATGGGCGTTCTAGATACGATAAAAAAGCCGGGTGACAGGCCTGTAGTTGTCACGCTTTGTGGGGATAGTGGTATGGGTAAAACCACACTTGCTGCCTCGTTTCCCAAGCCGATCTTTATTCGCGCTGAAGATGGTGTTCAATCAATCCCTGAAAATTTGAAGCCGGATGTTTTCCCCGTCATTAATGACGTCGAAGACCTTTGGAACCAGCTTAAGGGTTTGATGAGCGAAGAACATGGCTACAAGACTGTAGTCATTGATAGCATTACGGCTCTGGAGCGCATGTTCATCGCGGACGTCATCGCGAAGGACAACAAAAAGGCCACAAACATCCAGCAGGCTGCTGGTGGCTATGGCGCTGGCCGTGAGGCTGTCGCGATTATGCACCAGCGTTTGCGCAAGGCTGCTTCCATCCTCGCTGAAAAACGCGGCATGCACACCGTGTTCATTGCCCACGTCGAAATCGGCACCGAAAATCCACCGGATGATGATTCGTTTAGCAAGTACGGCCTGCGCCTGCATGCCAAGTCGATGGCACCCTATGTCGACGACGTAGATGTCGTGGGCTTTCTTAAGCTTGAAACTTTTACGAAAGGTGACGGCGACCGCAAGAAAGCCATCTCCGACGGAACGCGTGTGTTGATCACACATGCAGCGGCAGCCAATGTGTCCAAAAACCGCTACGGCATTACCGAGCCACTGATTGTCGAGCTGGGCAAGAACCCCCTCGAAGCCTATATCCCATCACTCAGCGTTGTATTGAAAAAGGAAAAAGTAAATGGTTGATTATTGGAACCTCTCGGATGGCGATGACATCCACAAGACCGGCGGCGAATTTGAAACCGGCGGCGGTAACTTTGCTCCGATCCCCGATGGCACCGGCCTGCTGGCTGCCATTGACGAGGCAAAAATCGATGAAGACCGTGATGGCAACGAGTTTGTCTCGATCCGCTGGTCGGTCCTGACGCCTGCGGAATACAAGAACCGCAAGGTCTTCCAGAAGATTTGGTGCATCGACGACAAGCCGCTCCAGAAAGACCCAGAGAAGGCCAAGGACAAGGCGAAGCGCATGCTCTTCGCTATCGACAAGAACGCCGGTGGCGCACTGGTTGCCAGCGGTAAGGCACCGAATGACAATAACCTGCAGAAGGCGCTTTCGGGCAAGCAGATGCAGATCACGGTCAACATCTGGGATATGGTCGGCGACGACGGCAAGAAAATGACCGGCAACTGGGTTGCGTCGGTATCGCCGAAGGCTAACGCGTCCAAGGCTGCACAGCAACGCCCTGCAGACGACGATGATGGGATTCCGTTCTAAGGGGCTAGAACGGGACGGGGGCGGCTTTGGGGCCGTCCCCACTTTAACAACACATGGAGATTAAAATGGTTGAGATTAAGAAAAAACGCGGACGTCCTGCAAAGGTGACAGTAGAAAAGAAGACAGACACCCGAGATTGGGTTGAGTTGCTTCGTACCAAAGAGCCAAGCTTTGACGAAAAACTTGGAAAGCTTACAGTTCGTATTACCAAGCTTGAACGCATCCTCGAGGATGCTGTAAACGCTGGTCGCGAACTGCATAAGAAGATGGAAAGCCTGTCTAAAATCCGAACTTTGGGATGGCAGGCGCACACTGCCGGTGAATGTCCGGTTCACGATGATACGTCTGTGGAAGTGCTTCTTCGCAGTGGCGAAAAAAACGGACCACATTTGGCTTGTAATTTCTTGTGGCGTGAATGTGGTACAGGCACCATCGTAGCCTATAAGGTGCTTTGATGGCCGATAGATTTTCTCGTGGTTGGGACGGAGATCGTCATAAAGGCAAGCGAATTGCTACATTATGGGCGGGTGGTTATATTGATGGTGATGTGACATTTTCATCTTATTTTGATGAACTTAGCACAACCTCTCAAATTGATCTGATTGGCGATGTCATTGGTCTTTTGGAGCGAGAACGCAAAATTATAATGGACGAAGTAAACCCATCCGATGACCTTTGTGAGATATTGGGCTGGCCTTTAAAGGACGAAAGATAATGGAACAGCGATCCGAGGAATGGTTTAACATTCGAAAGGGCCGGGTGACTGGTTCAGCCGTTGGAGCAATCCTCGGTATCGCACCTTTTGCGAATCAAGCGGACATCTTGCGCCGCATGGTTCGTGATTGGCACAAGGCTCCCAGCGAGTTTACGGGAAACATAGCCACTAACTGGGGCGTACAGAACGAGGCCGGTGCCCTTCTTGAATACGAGATGGTCACCGGCAACACGGTTGAACCGTGCGCCTTCTACCAATACGAGCACTGGCTCGGGGCCAGCCCCGATGGACTGGTCGGCGACAAGGGTCTGGTCGAGATCAAGTGCCCGTTTGGCATTCGGTACAAGAGGCCGCCGGTATTCAAGACGGCAGCAATGCAGACCCACTATTATGCGCAGATGCAGATACAGCTCTTTGCCACGGACCGCGATTGGTGCGACTTCTACCAGTGGACGCCATACGGGGATGCGGTCGAGAGGATTGAGTTGGACAGGGCGTTTCTCAATACGATCCTGCCCGTTCTACGTAATTTTTATGAGAAATATTTGATCGAAAGAGAGCTTCCAAATGCAGAAAAATACCTTTCTGATCAAACGTGAATTAAATGGTCTGACAAAATCACTAAATCCATGCCGTTTTTGTGGATCGGTAATGGGTCAATTGCATAATTCAACGCCACCGCATGGGCTTGCTGTTCGATGCGATGGGTGCGGTAAATTTTTAGGATGGCTTCAGAAAAACTATTCTGAACGGTTGAAGGCAGGGATGGGCACAGAAAATGGGCAAGCGAAGCAATTTTAAACCGCACAAGCTCGATGCCTATGCGACACCGGAGGAGGCGGTTCTGCCGCTTCTTCCGCACTTGCCTAAAGGTTCATACTATGCGGAGCCATGCGCCGGTGACGGTGCTCTGATCCGCATTCTACAAAAGCATGGCCACAAGTGTGTCGCGGCATATGACGTCGAGCCACGGCATAAGATTGTGAAGCAAGGCGATGCGTCATTTTTGACACGTCAAGATATGAACCGCGCCAACCTAGTGATTACAAACCCGCCTTGGGGCCGCGATGTAATGCACCAGATCATCGAGAGATCGTTGTTTTGGGGGCCGACATGGTTGCTGTTTGATGCGGATTGGATGCACACCAAGCAGGCCACGCCTTACCTGCCGCACTGCAAGAAGATTGTGTCGGTG